CTATGAATTTCTGCCACGTCAAGGAAACCGGCAAGGACAAGAAGCAGTGGATGGTTTTGATCAACCCTGCGCTGCGTGAATTTACTATTGCCAGGGGTGATGAATAATGGATATTTCAATTGGCGAGGAATATGGCCGCTGGGCCGGGAACAGGATCACAAAGAAGCGCGAGCAAAAACCACACATAAAGGTTGTTGGCAGAATTTGCGGGCAGCAGTGGTGGCAGTGTCGAGGCGGCATCAACTACGACGGGCACGGCTATTCGCCTGAGCAAGCCTGGAAACTGTGGTTTGCAGATCAAATACCTTTCTGACAGGAGCAAAATGAAATGAAAGAGACAAATAACTCAATTGACGTAACGGTAAACGCACTCGAAGGCGTGGCACTGGATTGGACTGTCGCTAAGGCTTGCGGCATTGAGATTTACCGACATACTGGCGGAATGATAAGCGAGGGAGAGGTGGTCCTGATGTTGGCCGATCACTCCGCGGTATTTGCTCCGTCCGCCAACTGGAGCCATGGCGGCCCGCTGATGGAGAAGCACAAGCTATGCACCGGCTGGATGGGTGATGAGCCAATAGCTTTTACTCGGAACCACAAATATTCGGACGGAGTAGAGGTCGCGCCGACGGTGCTCATTGCCGCCTGCCGCGCCATCGTTGCCTCTGTACTTGGCCCTGTCGTGTCTGTGCCGAAGGAGCTTGTCCATGAGTGATCTGACATACAAGCCATCCGAGACGCTCGGTGATATTTGCCTCGGCGATACCGTTGAATGCCTTGATCGCAATGGCGCTGCCATGGGCAGGCAAATAGTAAAACGAATTGGGAAAACGTTCGTACAGACCGAATGCGGACGCCAGTGGACCAAGGATTTTGGCGAGTGGATCGCAGACTTCCGAGGAGGAAAACCGGTCTCCTATCCATTCCCTTCTATTCGCAAGGTGCAGCCATGAACGCTTACGCCAAACTGAAGGAGCTGGCTTTGGCTGCAACGCCCGGGCCGTGGGCATCTGGTGGCAACTGGGTCTCCACTCAGAAAGACAATGCCTCGATCGCTGATTGCAGCCGGGGCGATGAGAAATACATCGCCGCCGCCAATCCTGCCGCAGTGCTGGGGCTGATTGCGGATAACGAGCGTCAGCTTGACGAAAAACTCGCATGGCAAGAGTCGGAAGCGGTAATCCGGGCCGAGCGTGACGCGCTCAAGGCTGAGTGCGAAGGGCTGCGCAAGGATGCTGAGCGGTACCGGTGGCTGCGCGCCCGCGATCTGGACACGATCAAGGACGGCGGCGTGTTCGCTGGTATGACGCCGCAAAATACGGTGCTTAACGAGGAGACTCTGGACGAAGCCATCGACGCCGCGATGGGGCAGGGAGGGCAGAGCAATGGCTGATCACCAACTCCGCAACGAATCCGACCGCGCCCGCCTGATGGGCTACCTCCAGGGCCTGGATCTGAGCAAGCCCCGCAAGGTGTCGATCAGCGAAAGCCGGAACAAGCGCAGTGATGCGCAAAACAGATTGCTTTGGCAATGGAATGGCCTGATCCAAACCCATCTGCGCGATTCGTTCGGCCAGTTGGCCAGCGCCGAGCAGTGGCACGAGATCTTGGTCGCCAAGCTGTGGCCCGCCGAACTGCACGCGGTTGCACTGCCTGACGGCTCAACCTTCCGTGTCGGCCGGGCCAAGACCAGCAAGTTCACCACGGTGCAGATGACAACCTATCTGGAGCTGCTGGACGCCTACTGCGCCGAGTACCTGCAACTCCTACTACCTCATCCGGACGATTTGATGATGGCGATCTATGGCGAGCGGCGGAGGGTGGCAGCATGAGCAATCAACTCAAGGCGGGGGATTTGGCGCTCATTGTTGGCTACCACAACTTCCACGAGAACATCGGGAAGTCCTGCGAGCTGGTCGAGTACTTCGATAGAGAGCGGGAATATACGGGCCGCGACGGCAGAAAAACCTTTGCCCCAGCAGGTAGCTGGATGGTTGAGGGGGAAGGAGTGCTTGGCGCATACATGCAAAGGGACGGGATAGTGGTTAGAACGCCAGGTGAGGCGTTTGTTGATAAGGCTCACCTCATACCCCTGCGCGGCGACTTCACCCCAGACCTGCAGAAGTCCCGCGAGGTGCCAGCATGAAGCGCACAGAACTGAAGCGCAGTACACCGCTGACCTCGGGCGGAATTCAGCCACGCACCCGCCGGATGAAAGCCTGCGCAGTCTGCAAGAGCAAGTTCACCCCGGTCCGCAACTTCCAGGCGGTGTGCGAGAACATCGACTGCGCCATTGCCCATGGCAAGTCTCAGACCGGGCAGGCGAGGGCACGCAAGGCTCTGGCTGATGTGGGGCGTACTGAGCTGAAGGCCAGGAAGGAGAAGCTGAAAAGTCGGGCTGAGCACATGAAGGACACACAGACCGCTTTCAACGCCTGGGTGCGCGAGCGTGACGCGCTTCTGCCATGCGTGAGCTGCGGTCGGCACCACCAGGGCAAATATGACGCTGGCCATTACCGCACGGTCGGCAGCAACCCGGCCTTGCGCTTCGAGCCGCTGAACTGCGCAAAACAATGTGTGCCATGCAACCAGCACAAGTCCGGGAACATCGTGAATTACCGCATCGAGCTGGTGAAGCGAATCGGCATCGCGAACGTTGAATGGCTAGAGGGTTCGCACGAGCCGAAGAAGTACACCATCGAAGAATTGAAGGCGCTGACGGCGCAATACAGGGCAATGACCAGAGAATTGAAGAGGGCGAGTGCATGAAGCCGCTAATCAACGGGCAGATCCCGCCGCCTCCAGCCAATGCATGGGGCGCGTTCTTTGAGTGGGTCGACGGCGAAGTCGCTGCGGGCCGGGAGACGCCGGAGTCAGCGCGCGAAATACTTGAGTGCGCATCTCGGCTGGACATGGACGCCCAGGCTCGCCGGTATGGAGGGGAAGAGGGCGAACCGACGCCGGAGCAAATCAGGATGTCGCCTTGCCCATTCTGCGAAGGGCCGCCTTGCATTGACGGCTTCGACTTCGTGACCGGCGAATCTCTGCCTGATGATCATCCGCACGACATTGAGCATGGCCAGGACTACAGCGCGCATGTGTGGTGTCACGACTGCGGCGCGCGAGGCCCAAACATCGAATCCCTGACGCTTAGCACCTTCGAGCACCTGTACGACCTGTCACTCATGGACGTGATGCGCATTGCCGCGCAGCGCTGGAATGACCGCAACGCCAAGGCCCGCGACTGCTACGACGCTGGCGAGAAAAATGGCCTGAACATGTTTCCGAGGAGTAACCCATGATCAATCTGAATTCTGCGCGGCTCGCTTGGCACGATGCGCTCTACACCCCATGGGACAGCCAGGGCGCGTACATCGAGCAGATCGGCCTGCTGGGCTGCACTGTCCAGGCCACGGCCAAGTCGGTGAACAGCCGGCACGCCATGCACCAATCTATATCGGCCCGGATTCAGCACGCCATCGCAACACTGCCCGGCCACCTGCAGGCGTTCGGCAATCACATGTACAGCCCGTTGGCGAGCATTGACGAGCAAGAAGAGGCCGAGGACCGCGTGCTGCATGGCGCTTATGCTCTTGGGCCGAAGATGACGGCCCGCAAGTTCGAGAAGGCGCGGTATGTGGCTCAGGTTGTCCTACTGCGCTACCGCCGCATGCACCAGGGCGGGCAAAGTGAGGGCGTCGATCCGCTACCAACGGTGGAGAAGATGCGCGAGTGGGTTCTGGAAAACCGGGGCGTGGCACTCGTTGGCGATCAGTGGGCCAGGGATTGGGGCGACTTTGTCGAGCGCTGTTTCGACGCCTGCAACCAGCTCGACAAAGCGGCGTTAGTGCCTGTTTCGCGTGCAATTTTCGTCATGAAAGAAGCCGCTTGATTTTTTGTCGGCGCTGCGGCATCATTTTGCCACATTGAGTATTTTGCCTACGGCAACTTGCTCTTGGAAGCCCGGCCATCGCGTCGGGTTTTTTATTGCCAAAACACTTGCAGTCAAGATCCAGCCACATAATGTCGGCGACTCCAAACCATAGGAGTCACTGACATGTATCTACATTTCGTTGTACCAACCAGCAAAGAGTGGAAACCGTTCTGCGGTCCTGACGCGCTCGCCCAGGCGAGAGACTTCGCGGGTGATGAATACCCGATCTGGTCCATGACCCGAGGTAGGGCAGCCGAACTTGGTCTGCTTGCCCCGAAGACAGATCACCAGCTCAACGAGGTTTCGATGGAGCCTGATGTGCTTTACGCGCCACGCGCAGCTGATCGAACGCCGTTTTTCTGAGCAAGAACTAGCCCGGCCTCTGAGTCGGGCTTTTTATTGGTTGCTATTTCCCCAATCCCTCGGAACCTCTGATCGTCACGTTCAGCGAGGGCCTTATTCGGACCTGATCCATCAGCCCACTCCAGGGCGCTCCTCTTGGCGGCTCACACCCGCCCTTTTATTCCGGAGAGGCAATGACTCGTTCCAACTGCTGGAGCTTGGTATCGCTGTCTCTCGCAATAGTCAGTTACCTGATGCATCGAGACATAAGCTCGAACATCTTCTTGGCATCGTTCTTCATCATCCAGGCGCTCAAGCCTGCAGATGAGGTCAGGCTTAATCAATCGGCAATGGCCCTCTGCGCCCTTGTCGGAACAACAATCGTAGGCTTCGCCATATGTGCTTGGGCATTTGGGCTCGAATGGGGCCGCCCACACTCATGGTAGAGGCAGTATGAAGACAAGCCTGAAGAGGGTCCTATGGCCGCTGAAAGCGTAGTAAGCAGCGCCATAGTGACGGGTGCTGCCAACGGAACTGGAGTTGCCATGGCCGGGTTACTCCTGACGTTTGACCAGGGCCTGGCAATGGGCTCGATCGGCGGATGCTTCATGTTCCTGGCTGCATCGGCGTCTCTGCCATGGAGCTCGAGACTGTTCTACGCAATCGGTTCCTGCATCATCGGATACCTGGTCGGGATATTTATCCTCGGACTTGGGTCAAACAACGGGCTTGCGGCGATCGCGGCTTGTATCGTGTCGGCGCTCGCATCATGGGTTGTCGGTTCTCTCAAGCGTTGGGCTGACGGAGGCCCACGACCAGACTGGATTGAATGGCTGGCGGGTTTGATGCCGGCGTTCATGCAGCGAGGCAAGCGCGATGAATGAATTAATAGACCTGGCTCACCAAGCACTGTCTTGGCTGTCCAGTGTGACGCCTGACTTCCTTCTGGGCGCCCGTGGCGTATGCCACCTGCTGATCTTCCTGTTCGTGGTGGGGTATCAAGCCCCGACCAATAGCCACCGCAAGGCCGTCGGCACCGTGGCCGGTATATTCGCCGGAGCCAACGCCGCCGAGGCTTACCGGATCGCCTACAACTTCGATTCATTCACAGCCGTGGTTCAGCCGCCCCTCACGCTGGTGATGGTGTGCGTACTTTTCTTCGTGATCTACGCCCGTGGCAACGTTGCCAGGATGCTGCCGCGTAGAATCAGCGACATGATTTCGTAGCGCGCCACAAAATCAGATACCGCCATTTCGTGGCGCGAGGTGACGATGACCAAGAAGAATTGGCTCATCACCGCGCCAGGCTACAAGCCATTCCCGATGATCCTGCTCGACGAAGCGCTGGATCATGCTGGTGCGTTGGCGTTTGCTCGCTGCATTTGGCCTTCCTGCACCATATCCTGACCGAGAGCCCTCATGACGACCATTGCCTACAAGAACGGCGTGATCGCCTATGACTCCCAAATCACCAGCGGCAACACCATCACCTATGACGACTATGAAAAGTGTCATGAGGCGAAAGGGGTCAAGTTCGTGCTGTCCGGTTACATGTGCGACTACCCCAAGCTGATCGCTGCTTGGTTCGGTGAGTCGGTGACGGGGACAGTAGAGGCGTCAGCCCTGGTGTTCGACGGAGAATCGCTTTGCTATGCCGCGTACAGCGACAAGGATGGGCTCTGCAAGACGCCTATCTGGCTTGAAAGGCCATATGCGATCGGTAGCGGCCAGGACTTCGCGCTAGCCGCCATGGATATGGGCGCAACGGCGGCAGAAGCCGTAGAGGCAGCCATACGGCGTGATACCGGTACCGGCGGAAAGGTGAGGCGGCTGGATATTCGTCAGCTGGATGTGCCGCAGGGTTAGTGGTTGATTAGCCTGCCGCGTATTTGAGGTAAAGCTTTTCCAGTTCATCCATGTACTTGTCGCCGCTGAACGTCTCCTTGAGAACGGCTATGGCATCAAGGACAGATGACGCAACCATGTCGGGGTTCTTTCCATGCTTGTCTGCCCATTGGCTAGCCGCAGCGAAAACCATTTCTTCTGTGATACGCATGACACATCCTCTGTGAGTTGAACCTCACCAATACCGGCAACGAGCCACTATTTCAAGTACAGAGATTCCCATGACCATAAAGCAACCCGACTGGGAGGCCATCGAACGCGCCTACCGGGCGGGTGCGCTTTCCATCAGAACCATTGCCGAGCGCAACGGGATCAGTGACACCGCCATTCGCAAGAAGGCCAAAGCCGCTGGATGGGCAAGAGACCTTTCCGAACAGGTCCGCAAAGAGGTTCGCAACAAGCTGGTTCGCGGCGAGGTTCGCGAAGATCAATGTGCGAACCCTGAGCATGACGCGGAGATAGTCGAAGAGGCGGCAGAAGAGGGCGCCAGGGTTGTTCGCAGCCATCGACGAGATGTTCGCAAGGCCACGAACCTCGCGAATCTGTTGATGGATGACCTGCTGTCCACGATCCAGAATCGCGAAAAGATCGAAGACGCGATCATCGACGAAACGTCGGAAGACACCAACGGTATGCGCCGCGGCTCAATGCTCGCGGCAGTCGGCCTACCTAGCAACGCCAAGACCCTATTCCAGCTCTCGTCCGCGCTGAAGAACCTCCAGATTCTGGAGCGCCAGGCGTTTGGCCTGGACGAAAAAGAGAAGACCGATGAATCGGAAGAACTCTCCAAGCTGATGGACGAACTATCGAAGGAAGCCTGACCCATGAAGCCCGAGCATCTGAAGTTGCTCCGGGACCGGTTTTGGCGCCTGAACAACCTTTACTTCATCACTGACAAAAACGGGAAGAAAGTCCGCTTCCGCATGACGCAGGAGCAAATTGACTACTTCCAGGGCATGCACACCCGCAACATCATCCTGAAGGCCCGGCAACTGGGGTTCACTACCCTGGTGTGCATTGTCCAATTGGATGCCGCGCTATTCGAGTCAGCCAAGTGCGCGCTTATCGCCCATACCTTGAACGATGCCAAGCGCCTGTTCAGGGAAAAGGTCAAGTACGCCTACGACCATCTGCCCAGCGAGATCAAGGCTGCCAACCCAGCCCGGAACGATGCGGCCGGCGAGCTGGTATTTAGCAAGGGCGGCTCGCTCTACGTCTCCACGTCGTTCCGGGGCGGCACATTGCGCTATCTGCATGTGTCCGAGTTCGGGAAGATCTGTGCCAAGTTCCCACACAAGGCCAGGGAGATCGTTACCGGGGCCTTTGAGGCTGTAGCTGCTGACTGCTTCGTTACGATCGAGTCGACGGCAGAGGGCCGCGCTGGGTACTTCTTCGACTATTCGCAGAGCGCCGAGAAGCAGCAGCTATCCGGTGTTCCGCTTGGCCTGCTGGACTGGAAGTTCTTCTTTTTCAGTTGGTGGCGAAACCCGCTGTATTCGCTTGACCCTGAAGGGGTCGTAATACCGCAACGCCTGACCGACTACTTCGATGAGCTGTTCGGCAAGCACGGCATATTCACCAATCCAGGCCAGCGCGCCTGGTATGCGGCCAAGGAAAAGACCCTCGGCGACGACATGAAGCGGGAATACCCGTCATTGCCGGTCGAGGCGTTCCAGCAATCGGTCGAGGGCGCTTACTACGCCCAACAGTTCGCGAGGCTCTATGCGCAGCAGCGTATTGGAGTGATACCGGATAACAGTCACCTCCCCGTGATGACGTTCTGGGATATCGGCGTCGGCGACTCCACGGCCATCTGGTTTGTGCGCAAGGTCGGCGAGCAGTACCACGTCATCGACTACTACGAGAACTCGGGAGAAGGCCTGCGGCACTACATGAAGGTGCTCAAGGACAAGGGATACACCTATTCCGAGCACTGGGGGCCGCATGACATTGAAAACCGCGAGTTCGGCAGTGATGCCAAGACCCGCAAAGATCTGGCCCGTGAAGGCTATGAGATCGACGGGCAAAAATACTCAATGACCTTCAAGGTCGTACCGAAGATCGGCGTTGACGATGGCATTGAGGCGGCTCGCGAGATCCTGCCGCTTTGCGTGTTCGATGAGTCGAGATGCGACGAAGGCATAGGCCACCTTGAGAACTATCGCAAAGAGTGGGATGACAAGCGCGGCTGCTGGAAAGACAAACCGCTCCACGACAAGACATCGCACGGCGCCGACGGCTTCAGGTATTTCGCCGTCGCCAAGACCAAGCGTCAAACGGTAACGAACGTACCCGTCACATTCACTTTCTGAGGCCTTCCATGGCGAATTACAGCATCCCCCGGGCGGAATACTCGGAGGCCTTGCCCGGCTGGGAGTTGGTAAAGCGCTGCGTGGCCGGTGCAAGGGAAGTCCGCAAGCACGACATCTATCTGCCGATGCCTGATCCTGAGAACGAATCGAAGGAGAATAAGGCGCGGTACAAGCAGTACAAGAAGCGGGCAATGTTCCTCAACATTACCGGGCGCACCCGTATTGGGCTGCTCGGCGCGGTGTTCCGCAAGACGGCAGAGCTTCAACTGCCGGCCGGTATTGACTACCTGAAGGAGAATGCCAGCGGCGACGGCACCAGCCTTGAGCAACTGTCCAAGGAAGCTGTTGGTGAATGCCTGGATACCGGTCGCGGCGGCTTTCTGGTCGACTTCCCGAAGGTTGCGTCCGAAAGCGGCGTTTCGTCCATGGCGGACCTGGCAACAAAGCGGGCGCTGATCCACTTCTATGACGCAAAGGCCATCATCGACTGGGATGACCAGGTCATCGATGGCGTGAAGCGCTTGGTCTACGTGAATCTCGCCGAGTGCGTGTCCGAGTTCAATACTGTCGAGCTTTCCCGCGAAACCTATGTGCAGAACCGCGTTTTGCTGCTGGTCGATGGCCGCTATGTACAGCGCCTGTACAAAGAGGGCGTAGCGGACTACGCCGAAACCGAGCCAAAAGACAAAGACGGCAAGGCATTCGATCACATCCCGTTCAGCTTCTTTGGTTCCGAAAACAACGACGCCAGTGTCGACAAGGCGCCTCTTGAGGACCTGGCCGACGTCAACATCCTTCACTACGGCAACAGCGCCACAGTGGAAGAGAGCGGCTTTATCAGTTCCCAGCCGACGCTGTTCATCACGACAGACATCAGTGCTGACGAGTTCGCCAAGGTGAATCCGAACGGCATGCATATCGGATCGACCCGAGGCTACAACCTCGGCAAGTCCGGCTCGGCGACACTGGTCCAGGCCAGCGAGAGCCAGCTTGCCCGGGAGCTGATGAAGGACAAAGAAGAGCAGATGCTGATGATCGGCGCTCGAATCGTCCAGAAAGCCGGTGGCGCCGAAACAGCAGAGGCTGTGCGCATTCGTTACAGCTCGGACAATTCGGTGCTTGGCACTATCGCCGGTAACGTCTCCGAGGCCCTGAAAAGGGCAATCCTCGACGCCGAGCGCTTCATGATCGGTCAGCCGGACGAGAACGGCACCGTGTTCTGGCTGAATCAATCGTTCTTCGACGAGACCATGACCGCTCAGGACATCCTGGCACAGGTATCGCTGTGGCAGCAGGGCATCATTGCCAAGAAAGACATGCGCGTGAACCTACGCCAAGGTGGAATTCTTGAGGCTGATCGCAGTGACGAACTGATCGATGCTGATCGCGAAGGCGAGGCTCCTGTCCTGGGCGGCGCTCCAGTAAGCGGTGCTGCATGAGTGCCGACGGTTACCTCGAAGACGAGGCGACCCGGCACGCGATCTACGTCCAGCTGTACGCCA